AAACCATAGTAAGATAATAGTGAAGATGCTGGTGCCGCACCAGTACTTCCAACTCCTGAAATATCTAAATCAACTTGTAAGTATAAACGATGTAATAAATCACCATTACGAGCAATAGTACAGGTAACACGGCGTCCTAAATCAGCAGAACCATTGAAAGTTTGTTCAATAGCTTCTACTGAGAAGTTAGTGTGACGACGATAGACAACCTTGAAGAATGTAATTTGTGGATTACCAGTTAAATAAATATCTTGAGCACCATAAGCAACTAATTGCATTAAACCGCCAGCCATTTTGAATTAATAATATATAATTAACGTATATTTTTTTTTGTAATTCTCATTATATATTTAATGATGATAACATATAAATGTATACAAACCTCTTAATTAGAGTAAGCTAAACCACCCATACCAGACATAATACGTAAAACATTGTAATTGACAGCATAGACCTTTAAGACTGTTCCTGATGGAATACCACCTGCTGGAACTGCTGGAACACCCGAACTAGTTGATGCTGATAAGAATTCTAAGTTTAATACAGCATTATCAATACGTGAAAAGTTACAAGTACCTGATGGTTGGTGTTCTTCTGGTTTAAGAGCGAATGAATAAATATGAGTTGCACTTAATATATTTGAACCAACAAAATCTGGATTACCTGTAGTATTAACAGTTAATGCGTTAGTAATAAAAGCACGACCTGCACCAGTATGATGTTCATAACGTTGAACTTTAGTAAAATAATCACCAGAACGACGTTTAAAGCGGTCTTGACCGTTTAATTGTAATAAAGCAGTTGAACATTGATAATAACCATTAAAATGTGGAGCAGTTGAACTAGCAGAAGCATCAACTAACCAAACTAATTCTTTAACTGGATGATTAAAGCGTAGTTCGTGTTGAGTAGTAGTAGCACCAGTCGCAACGGTTAAAGCATTTGAATATTGGACTTGTTCAATTAAATATTCATGAGATACTTGTGCGAAACGACGACGTTCATCTGTATCTAAGAATATATAGTCAGCCCAGATACTAGTATTTGATAAGAATGAACCACTACCAACTGTACCAATAACAGTTGGATTAGAATTAGAAAATTGAACATTAATCTTAACTTCATGATATTGTAAAGCAATTAATGGTAATGCTAAACCTGGATTACGACAGAACCAAAATTGTAATGGAATATGTAATCTATCTAATAATGTAGCATTAGTATCAACACCATCTAACATTTGACTTAACATAACTGATTGGTCTAAAGTATGAGTTAAATCACACCATACAGCCATCCATTCACCGTATTGTTTATCAATAACTTGACCTCCAATTTCAACTTCAACATAGTCTAATAATTGGAAACCTAAATATGCATTACCTAATGAGTTACCACCAGATGATGAAACATCCACTTGTAAGTATAAACGATGTAATAAATCACCGTTACGAGCAATAGTACAAGTAAAACGACGACCAATATCTGCAGCACCATTGAAAGTTTGTTCAATAGATTCTACTGCAAAGTTAGTGTGACGACGGTAGACGACCTTGAAGAAGGTAATTTGTGGATTACCAGTTAAATAAATATCTTGAGCACCATAAGCAACTAATTGCATTAAACCACCTGCCATTTTGAATTAATAATATATAATAGAAATAGATTTTTTTTTACTGTAATTATCATCTTATATTAAAATGATAATAACATATGAATGTATACAAACCTCTTAATTAGAGTAAGCTAAACCACCCATACCAGACATGATACGTAAAACATTGTAATTGACAGCATAAACTTTTAAGACTGCACCTCCTGGTAATGATGCAGCTGGAACACCTGAATTAGCAGAAGCAGTAGTGAATGATAAGTTTAAGACTGCGTTATCAATACGACTGAAGTTACAAGTACCGGATGGTTGATGTTCTTCAGGTTTAAGAGCGAATGAATAAACGTGAGTCGCATTTAATACGTTAGGTCCACCAAATCTAGGATTACCACCAGCTCCAGTTAATGCGTTTAATAAGAAGGCACGACCTGCACCAGTGTGGTGTTCATAACGTTGAACTTTAGTGAAATAATCACCCGAACGACGTTTAAAGCGGTCTTGACCATTTAATTGTAATAAAGCATCTGAACATTGAACATAAGTACTAAAAGTAGTATCATTTGATGATGGATCAACTAACCAAACTAATTCTTTAACTGGATGATTGAAACGTAATTCATGTTGAGTAGTACTAGCATTTGAAGCAATGGTTAAAGCATTTGAGTATTGAACTTGTTCAATTAAGTATTCATGTGAAACTTGTGCAAAACGACGACGTTCATCAGTATCTAAGAAGATATAGTCAGCCCATATAGTAGTATTATTTAAATAAGCATTATTAACTTGTGTAATAATAGCTGGGTTTTGTGTAACAAATTGAACATTAATTTTAACTTCATGATATTGTAAAGCAATTAATGGTAATGCTAAACCTGGATTACGACAGAACCAGAATTGTAATGGAATATGTAATCTTTGAATAGGTGAGGTTGTTGCCGCATTAGCTGAATCTACCATACATCCTAACATAACTGATTGATCAACAGTATGAGTTAAATCACACCAAACAGCCATCCATTCACCGTATTGTTTATCAATAACTTGACCTCCAATTTCAACTTCAACATAATCTAATATTTGGAAACCTAAGAAAGCTGAATTAGAATCAGTTGGTGTTCCAGTAATATCTACATCAGTTTGGATATATAAACGATGTAATAAATCACCATTACGAGCAATAGTACAAGTGAAACGACGACCAATATCAGCAGCACCATTGAAAGTTTGTTCAATAGATTCTACTGCAAAGTTAGTGTGACGACGATAGACGACCTTGAAGAAGGTAATTTGTGGATTACCAGTTAAATAAATATCTTGAGCACCATAAGCAACTAATTGCATTAAACCACCAGCCATTTTGAATTAATAATATATAATAGAAATAGATTTTTTTTTAATGTAATTATATTTAAATTCTTAAGCGAATAATATATTCAAAATTCCATCTTTTATTCTTATAATATTGTGACGAACTAAATATACATTACATTCCGCAAATTGATTTCCACTAGGGTCTTGGCTTACATCACTTAAATTATTAAACTCTAATGTCAACTGACTATGTGTAAATTGTTCAGTGCTTAAGAAACCAGTATCCTTATTTAAAACCGGTTCTAATCCAAATGAATATGTGTATAATGGTAATATTGGAACAAACTTACTACCTAAATTATCTAAGTAATAAAATGGAAAGGTGTTATATTCATTAGGATGTAATATCAATGATTGAGCCGAACTTATATCATTATATTCGTATATCTTAAAAGCACTATCGCACTTAAAATGCTCATATCTTTGAATTAGTTTATAATAATCACTTGTTGTATCAACTAACATATTACCATTAATATTTATTGATGCTCTCTTAAGTCCATCTATAAGTTTTCTAAAACTAATATTAGTATTTGTATTCTGATAACCTTCCATTAATGCGATATTCCATAATAAATATTCCATATAATGTGTCTGCGGTATTGTAACTTTATATGTACTATTCGGTGTAACACGGACTTTATCAACTCTATTAACTTGTTTAATAATATATTCTAATGGTAAATTAGTAAAACGTTCTTTTTCTTCAGGTGTTAAAAAACCATATTTATATAAACATTCAATATCTCTTATAGAACGTGTGGAAGGACCTTTAAATTGTTTAAGAGTGACTCTTATAGTAATATTATTATCTTTAATAGCCCACAATGGGAATGCGTTCATAGGTGATTTATGAAACCAAAAAGGTAAAGGAACATATAAATTTATGAATGATGGTGATGATGCTGACATTTGTGCGCCAATCTTAGCATATTCATAAGATACCATTGGAACTAATTCATTTTTCTGTTGTTGATTTAAATATAAATCATAATATGATAATATATATAAGCTATCAAGCTCACTAATTACTTTATTATTATGAATAAATTGAACTGTATCAATAATATTCATAAATGTTTCTAAAGCATATGTATTAGAAGCCATAGATCCGACATTTCCAGAATAATCCCATTGTGTTGATGTTTCTAATTTAATACGTAAATATACATCAGTTAATAAATCACCATTAATAGGAACATGTATATCTAAACCCATATTATCGTAGATAAAATTAGTATTATTCTTATCATTATTTCTAACAACTAACCAATCAGTTCCAAATTGTGTATGAGTTTTTATATCGCGTTGAAAAAAAGTATATTCAGCATTCTGATTAATCATACCATCTTGCTCGCCAATTGCGAGTAACATAATTCTAGCGTTTGACATAATAGTATTATTTTATTATATCAAATGAAAAAAAGCTATATTATGTAGCGAATGCTAAACCAGCCTTACCACTCATAATTCTCAAAATATTTATATTTAATGCGTATATATTCACATACTTAGCTGTTAAATTACTCGTTAATGATGTTGAACTATATGTAAAATTATCAGTATCACGATACAATTTCATTTTTAGTTGTGCTTGCTCTAATTTTGAAAAATTTACTGAACCAGATGGTTGAGTTTCAGTCGGATTAAAAGCAAAATTATAATTATAAAAACCCATTCCTATCGGATATATATTAGATTTATAATTTGGTGATTTATTACTATTCCTATTCAAATTATATACATTCAATAATGAACTATTTAGATGATGTTGATAATCTTGAACGAAGCGAAAATATTGTGGTTCTAATGGTTCAGTTACATCTTTACCATTCATAACTAAATTACATTCTTTCATCTGTTCTCGTAAATAATTTGCATTTCTCCAATAATTATAATACAATATACCAGTTGTATTATCAAATAAATTGTGTGATAGATCAACACTACTTAAATCAACTCTATTATCTTTTATACCCCAAAATATAGATTTTACAGGATGATTAAAACGCAAATCAAATCTATGTGTTAAATCTTCATATCTATCATTTGTCATACTTGAAGTATATAGTTGAACTGGATTATTTAAACTAGATTGAACTTGTGTAATCATATATTCTAATTGTTTTGATGAAAATAACACACGTTCATCTTTATCTAAATGTATATATTCACATAACATTTGAAGTCTATTTAATGATAAGTTTGTATTTGTAATACTATTAGCTAGAGTAGTTAAATTGGATACATATGTGGTAGGAATACTCTTTTGATTTAATTGAACTTCAATTCTAACTGTTGAATATTGTAATGCTATTAATGGTAATGATAATCCAATATCATTATTGAACCAAAATCTTAATGGTAAAAATAATGTTTTCTTATTATTACCAAGTGAATGAATACCAGTCATTAAGCCAGTAGCTAATTCCTTTCTTTTGTCCTGCATCAATTCTAAATATAACATTAACCAATCACTGTAATGACGGTCAATTAGTTGACCATCTATTATAATATCAATATGTTCTATAAATGAATATCCGAATAGATTGACATTTGAAATATCAACTTGATTAGGAATTTCAATATCAAACACTAAATACATTCGGTGTAATAAATCTCCACTTTTTGGAATATCTACATATAATTTACGACCATACGCATTAGCAGTTTCACCAATAAATGGAACATATACAGGATCTAATGCGAAATGTGTATGTCTTCTATAAGCACCCTTAAAAAAGGTAAATTGTGGATTACCTACTAAATATTTATCTTGCTCACTCTTTACAGCAAGTAACATATAACCTAAACCCATTGATTATTTTATATTATAGGTATATAATTATTTTTATTCTTTAAACACAATAAGAGTAAGCTTTTTTTATAAAAGTCAAAATATGATTATATTATAAGATGTCTAATAAAATAATCAGTCTAAAAAAGAAAAAAAGACGAACAAAAGAATATACTAAAAATGAAATAGAAGAATTACTTGACAATTTTGTTCGTATTGATAATATTGACGAAGTTCCTGTAAATTCACAAGTTAGATATGTCACAATTGATAGCAATCATAAACAATGTTTTCGTGAAGGAGGAAGGCTTGTATATACTACAGATAAATCGGTATGTTTATCACGTGGTTCTTTTAAATGGTATGTAAAAAAACAGCATTATGAATTTCCAGATGATAAAGAACCTATATTTGAAACTATTTTTTGGAAAAAGAGAGATTATATGGATGATTTAATAGACCATATTGAAAATCAAACAAATGAAATACAGTTATTGAAAGAACAATTAAATATGTGTAAAGAAATATTAAAAATATTAAAAGATGAAAATAAAATTACAAAAAATGCTATAGAATTAATAAAAACTCAAGTTTCTAAATGTAAAGAAATGTGCTTGTCTCTAAAAGAACGTAAGACATCAAAAAGAAACTAATTATTTACTCTGTAAAGATGAAGATAACCTATTACCTATATTTCGCATCTTTTCCATTAAATTCACTTTTTCTCTTATTAAAATTAGTAATACTATAACTATAACTCCTAATATGAATAGTATTATATACATAAGTGAATCATCTTTTTGCTCCTTAATTAAGGCATTTTGAGATAATAATGAACATTGACTTCTAAATGCCATGTCATCATAACATCTCATTGATGAACCATAGTTTTCTTTATTAGCTCTATCAGTATTAGGATTATATAATACTTCTCTTGCATCATCATTTCTAGCTCCACGATTACTCTCATTTGGAAATAATTGCTTCATCTTATCAAAAAACTTTATACTAGCATATACTGGATTCGCCATTACAACCCATGTAACATTTTCAGTACATGGTTCTCTTATAATAGACCCTTGATAAGTATAAAATCCTTTATCTTCAGGTAATACATCAAATATATTCCAATCTTTACCTAAATTCACTAATTTAGCACTATTAGTTGATGGTATAATATCTACAAATTCATCAAGAAAACCTTTTGAAGCACTAGCAATATCATTATTGTCTAGTTGTAAAAATACAGAAACAATTAATAAATTTTTAGTTATTGTATTACGATGATTTATCATGATTTCTCCATTATACGATTTACCATCTATTTTATGTGAAGCTGGTATAGTTATCGTTATTGTTTCTAGACTGAATACTTCATCCTTATATACAACACTTGAACCAGGGTCATACCTAATAGTGAAACTAAACCCATTATTTTCAATAGAACATAATGAGCTTCTATAAAAAAAACGTAAATTACATAAGGCATTACACTGCTTAGCATTAGCTGATATAATATTTATAGGTGATTGTCTATTTCCGACGATACATTTACTTTGTTCAAAAGTATTACTTTGTTTACTATCTTGAGCTGACATGTTATTATATTAATATTATTATGGATAAAAAATTATTCTATAATAATAGAATATGAAAGAGTGGCAACAAATAATAATAGGCCTTTTTGTAATCTTACTATTTGGTTACTATCTAGGAATAACTATTGCTTCAGTCGTTGATTATAGATTGAAAGATGCTATAATAAATTTACCTGAACAAAAAAATACAATATATGTCAACATAGATGATAAAGAAACTATTGAAAAATTTACACAAAATAAAAGTGCTAAAATAGTTCAAAAAAATAGAAATAATGTTGGTGTTTGCTCAAAAAATAAAATATTTGAACATTTTGAACCTACCATTACTAAAAATAATGATGATACAATAGTTGACCAAAATCAAAAAGCATATGCTCTATCATATAAATTAGCTAAAACTTTACAAACAGAAACTTTACCATATCAAGCTTCTAATTCATATGATTTAGCACAATCATATTCTACATTTGAAAAATAAAAGAGATACATAATGATTTAAAGATTATATCTTATATTACTATAATTTAAGATGTCATCATCACAAACAAATGAATATGTAGTAACCGAATGTAAATCATTTGATGAACTCGGTTTAAATGAAGATTTATTACGTGGTATTTATTCAATGGGTTATGAAATTCCATCACCTATACAACGTAAAGCAATAAAACCTATGTTAGAACATCGCGACCTTATCGCACAATCTCAATCAGGAACTGGTAAAACAGCAACCTTTTTAATCGGTGCTTTAAATCAAGTTGATAGAACTATAGAAAGACCTCAAATACTTGTTATTTGTCCTAATCACGAATTAGCACAACAAATATATTATAATTTTACGTGTTTATCACAATATATGAAATTGAAAAGTGCTTTATTAATTGGAGGTGTCTCTATTGATAGCAATAAAAAAGCTTTAGATG